CGAACGTCGCGCCCGAGAGCGCCGCGTAGCGCCGCTTCGCCGTCTTCGGCGTGATCGCGCGCGTGTCGTCGTCGCCGGCGTCCACTTCGGCCTGCGTGGCGAGCTCGACCACGCCCTTGCGCTCGGTCGTCGCCGGCGGATTCAGGAACGTCGCCGGCCCGAACTCGAGCTTGGCTGCGTCGATCGTCGCGAAAACGACATCGGTCGCGAGCAGCATCATCGCCGCGGGGGATTTTTCGAGAATCGGCGCGTCCTGCACGTACACGGCGAACAGCACGCCGTTGTCGAGATACAGGCCGAACGCGTACAGCGAATACTGATCGCTCGTGTCGTCCTGGATCACGACATGCACCGTGTCCGGCGCGACGTTTTCGCCACCGAACGTCGTCACGCGCTTGCGCTCGTTCGGCATCGTCTTCATGCCGCGATCGAACGCGAACGGCGCGGTGCCGAGCCCGATTTCGACGACGCGGCGCGCGGCCGTGCCGGTGTTGCCGCCGGCGACCAGGGCCGCGCGGCCGGCGTCGGTAATGTGGATGACCATTCCTGCCATGTCAGATATCCGTGAGGGACAGGCGGCGATACACCGCCACGCGTGCGCCCGCGCCGATGCGCTGCGTGCCCGTCGCGCCGAACCCCTGCGTGAACGTGTAGTGCGCGGTGCCGCGCTTGGCCCGGTCGACTTCGGCGATGATGTCGGCGACGTATTCGGCGGTTGCCGGGATGCCGTCGCGCGCGCCGACCGTCATCAAGATTTCGAACGTGCCCGGCCGGCCCTTCGGCGTCTTTTCGAACCACTCGCGCATCGCGACGTTCGCGCCGAACGACGCGCACACTTCGCGCACGGCCGCGGCCGTGCCTTTCTTGCGCGCGATCCGGATCGCCGCTTTCACGCGCGCGCGCTTCACCTGTTCGGGCCAGTAGTCCTTCCACGTCTCGACGCCGAGGTGCCACGCGAGCCAAGGCAGAAACCGCAGCGGGATCGCGTCCGGGTCCATCAGCGCGCCGATGTCGACCGGGATGTCGCTGATGCGCGCGTTCGTGTCCGCGAGCCGGCGCTCGAGCGCGGTCGCGTTCGGCGGCAGCAGCGAGGTTGCCCGTCTAGTCATCCGCCACCCCGCCGTCGATCAGCTCGATTCCGGTGCAGTACGGCGCCTGCTCGTGCGTCACGGGCACGCCGCCGGCGGGCGAGTCGAGCAGCACCTTTTG